AATACCAAAAACATGAATACCTTAGTTGTTCAGAAGATGCATTCTGATGCTATGTTACCGACCCGGGGCACAGAACTTTCCGCGGGCTACGATCTCTATGCCTGCTCGGACTGCGTGGTCCATGAGGGCAAGAGGTTCGTGGTCCCCACAGGAATCCGCGTGAAGATTCCAGAGGGATGCTATGCACGCATCGCAAGTCGCTCGGGACTGACCGTAAAGCACGGCATCGAAGTGGGTGCCGGCGTCATCGACCGCGACTACGAGGGCGAACTCAGGGTCGTTCTGTTCAACCACGGGAACCGACCGTTTCACATTAAGCAGGGTTATCGTATCGCACAGTTGATCATGGAACGTTATGAACACTGCGACCTTGTCGAGGATCCGGATCTTTATCCACAAATTCCCATTCAGGATCCTCCAGTGGCTCCTGAACCTTCAGAACTACCAGACCCTCAGTTGACAGCTAGGGGTGCCGGAGGCTTCGGTTCCACTGGGGTTTAAAGAAAAAACACTATATTAGTTAAATGACGTTCTTTCCTGCACTTTATGGCAAAGATGCTAAGGGAAAGACGCGCATTTGGCAAGTCGAGGTCGTCAACGGAATGATTAAACGAACCACGGGTCTTATCGATGGTAAAAGATCCGTGACGGAACGCCCTCCAGATGCCAAACGCAAGACTCCGATCGAGGAGCAAGCCGCCCAGATGTGGCGCAAGCAGGTCAAGTTGGGTTACATGGACAACATGCAACTGAGGTCTGAAATTGTCCTCAGGCCCATGCTACTCTACTCGTTCAGTGAGAGGTCCTACGGAATTGACGGCGAGGTCTGCTTCCAGCCCAAGTTGGACGGGGTCAGGATGCTCGCGGGCTTCTCGGGTGGAGGTCTACTATTGCAATCCAGGAACGAACAGCGAATTGAACACTTGACCCATCTGGAAAAGGCACTGGAAGGAAAGTTGAAGGAAGGTGAATTCTTGGATGGCGAACTCTTCTGCAAGGACATGGACTTCGAGCAGATCACCAGTGCCGCCCGTGGTTCGGAGAGCCCCCATGCACCCAAATTGGAATTCCACTGCTTCGACTATTTTCGTATTCACCAACTGGATATGCCGTTCGTGGAACGCTATGCCATGCTTCAGGACATTATCAAGGAAATAAATCACCCCGGGATCAAGATCGTCCCAAGGTTTCGTGGAAGTTCCAAGGAAGCAGACAAGTATCATGACAAGTTTGTGGCAGAGGGTCACGAGGGCGTGGTGATGCGCGTGGCAGAAAGTCCATACCTCTTGAACCGAAGGTCGTCCCAGTGCATCAAGTACAAGAAGATGATGACCGAGGAGTTTGAGATCGTGGGTGCAGAGGAAGCCGAGGGCAAGGATCGCGGGACGCCTATATGGATCTGCGAGACCAAGGATGGCGACACGTTCAAGGCACGCCCCAAGGGAACCATGGAGAGCCGAAGGGAGCTGTGGAAGAACCGAGGAAAACTGATGGGCGAGATGCTCACCGTGCAGTTCCAGGGACTCACCCAAGATGGCATACCTCGCTTCCCCGTGGCACTCGCTGTAAGAAATTATGAGTAACTAATATAAATGGTTTCGTCCGAACAATTACACAGTCTCAGGTTGTCACGTCCAAATCTCATGTTGATTCACGTGGGGTCTGACACGCACTACAAAAATTGCAGACTTCCCAATTCCATTAACTTTCCCATTGCAGAGTTTGATCGCATCAATTCCATTCTCGCAGGTGAAAATGATAAAGAAAAGATTGCAATGAGGGCTTATAAAGAAAAGGTTCTAAGGGACAGATCGGATCGTCTCCTGCTTGCCCGAGCCAGGGTTATCATCGCCACGGACGATGCCAATAAGGCACGAGTCTCGGAGAACGAAGCCAGGATTGCCTTTGAGAATGCACGTCCTCTCAAAAATATAGAACCCAATGCGTTCGTCGCGAGTTCCAACAATCTTTCGCGCGCCACTCAAAAAAAGATTAACAAGGAAGTGGATCTGAAGAGGGCGTTTCGCATGTATGACGTCGAAGTCGCGAGACAGAAGGAACCCATAGTCATGCCAGTCACGAAGCCTGTAAACGTAAAGGAAGAACCCGATGAAAATAAAGAGGAGATCACCTACGAGACCGTGGAGAAGCGCGGCGAAGGTTTGTTCTCCGGAACTGGACGCATGTTCCCGGGATTTGATCAAGCCATCGTGCTATACGGAAACAACAAGGAGTCCTTGGTCGCCAAGATGGCCAAGGTTCACATGAACAATTATGGATTCACCAATATCTTCGTGCTCGAGGAAGGTCTGGAGGGTTGGAAGGACAAGGGTCTTCCCACCGAAGGCGACTGTGACGTGATGTTAATTAGAGAATACATTAGATAGTAGAACAAATGTCAGAAATCCGTGTTGAGAAACATGGTTTCGTACGTCTTGTCGATACAATGCCCAGGGAGGATCTTGATCATGCCATAGTTCAAGCCGCCCGAGTGTCGTATGGAGAAGGCACCAAGAGCGTCCGGAGCGACCGCGGTCTGATCCGCTACCTGCTCCGTCACGCCCACACGACCCCCTTTGAGATGGTGGACTTCAAGTTTCACATCAAGATGCCAATCTTTCTGGCTCGGCAGCACATGCGCCACCGGACCGCCAGCATCAACGAGATTTCCGGAAGGTATTCACAGTTGCCTGAGGAGTTCCACGTTCCCGCCGAGTTCCGTGGTCAGTCCAAGGTGAACCACCAGGGTTCCGAGGGCGTTCTGGATTCGCCGGAGTCCATGGTGCTTCTAAGGGACCAAAAGGCTTCGTGCGAACAGGCATTTGAAGTCTATCAGAGCCTTCTCGACCACGGGGTCGCCCGCGAGACTGCCCGCGAACATCTGCCCCTGTCTACCTACACCGAGTTCTATTGGAAGATTAACTTGCACAACCTCCTTCACTATCTGCGTCTCAGGATGGACAGTCATGCCCAACCGGAGATCCAGTTGTATGCCAATGCAATGTACGATCTGGTGAAGCCACTGATCCCGGCGGTCGCCGAGGCATACGAGGACTACATTCTTGGTGCGATCACGCTTTCTAAAGTGGACCTCGCGAAAATAAAGCAAAATCTTCTTGATGGGATTCATGAACCCTATTCTTCACCGAGCGAGGAACAAGAGTTTTCAGTGAAGCTCCGTGCTCTTGGGATCGTCTAGACTTGTTCGGTGGCTTGTATTTCTCGCCCGCCACGAGACTCCGTGGTTCGTAGGTCTTGGGCGGAGGAATCGCCGGTAAGTTTCTTGGACCAATTGGGACAATCTTTTCTTCCGATTGTTTTTCCTCGGAGGATGATGATATAATGTTCTGAATTTTCGCCCATTCTTCGTCCGTGAGTTCTCCACCGCCGATATCATTCTCAGTTAAACCAAATTCAAAATACACTTCCATGCGTTCGTCCAAATCCTTTCCTTCCAATTTAGCCACCATTTCTTCGTGTTGTTTGTTTGATAGTAAGTATTTCTTGCAAAGAGGAATTCCACATCCATCCATGGGACACGGTGGATAATAGCGTTTCAGCGAACGTTTGCAGTATTGATGACAAAAATTTTCATTTTCATCAATCCTTAAAACAAGATTATTTGTTATGACCAAGTTACAAACGTTGCATTTTACTTTTGGGATGAGACCAAGACGACACGCGTGATGAACATCGTGCCCACAGCGGGAGTTTACCCTACAGACAAAGGGAATATCTTCACCGCAGATGTGACACGCAGACATCTTTCTAAAAAACAAGTTAGTATATTATTTAATTAACGCTTCATCACGTGACCGCACATCCTGCAGGTGATGAAGATGGTCATGGGCTCGTCTGCGGATCGGGTCTGCTTCTCTATGTAGTGGGTCTTCATAGATTTGCACTTGCCGCACTTGAACATCCCATCGTCGTATTCCTCTGGCTTCTTCTCCACGACCTCAACCTTGGGCTCCTGGTGCCAGAGATCCCATACATCGACTTTTTCCAATGTGGCGAGCTTGAGTTTGCCCGACTTGATGCGATCCAAAAAGAGCGACTTTTCGTTGTTTCGAATCGCGTAGATAAGCGTTCTCATCCTCGATGTGAATAGCGTCGTGAACGCCGGATTCTTCCAGTTGGCGCGCGTCTCATCTTCCTCGTTGATGATTGTGACGTTCTTGAATGGATTTGGAATTTCCACCTTGTAGTTGCTCAGATTTGTTGAGATGTGTTCGCAGAGTTTGCTGTGTTCTTCCTTGAGGTCATCGTTGGCATGCTTCTTGTCCAGAGTTGCCGTCCTTTCAATTCTCTTCCAGCACTCGGGCGAGTTGATGAAGATGTCCCGCTGGATCTGCACGAGTTGTCCGAAGACGCTCTTGCGAACCTCCGTTAGTCGTTCCTTGATCTTCTCCATCTTGACCAGGTTGCGTTCATTCAAAAGGTGGAGAAGGCGTTTGAGAATGCGCTTCTTCTTGGATACGTTGGGAAGAGGGAGATACTCGTCCTTCGTGCCAATGAAAATCTTTGGATTGTATGCAGGTCTGGGAATAAAATAGACTTCAAGTCTTTTGGTGATGCGCGAGATCCCTTTCATCTCATTTTCCAGGTTGTCAATGTCGTTCCTGATCGCCTCGTGAAACCTCTTCAGTCTAGCCTGATCTAAGAGGCGTTTGGATACCTTTTTGATGGGTGGCACAAATGTCTCTCCGACCATCTGATTCTTGATGGCAAGAATGCGTTCCTGCTTGAGCACCAGAGGTGTCCTGACCTTGGACAGACCGTTGTCCGTATGGACGAAACGATAGTTGCACTTGGCGAGATAGTCCGTCCACAATTTGGAATTGCACTTTTGTATCTCCTTGCGATTCACCGAAGGCTCGACGTGGGCCATGTTCTTGATAGACCAGTTCTTTGCACCTTTGGCGAGGTGGACTGCCAGGGTGCTTGCCTTGGTCTCACTCACCACGCCGGAGGCGATTAGCGCGTTGGTCGCGAGCGCAATTGCTTTCTGCTCCATTGTTTCTAATGCCCAATTGGGTATTGTTTTTCTTCCTGAATAATTATTTCAACTTCTTCACTTGTAGGGTTTGGGCGTTCCTAGTTCGCTTGACTTCATTGGGATCCTGACCGGGCTTGGCGGCGCCTCCTGCCTTTTTGTATGTCTTCTGGTGGAGATTCCAAAACTGAGACGAGCCGACGCGGAAGTTAGTGTGGATCTTGGCCTTGTACCAGAAGACACAGTCCTCAATTCGATTGGACTTGCTGGTGTTGTCCAAGACCAGAACCTCGTAGTTCTCAGTGCACGCAGTCATCACCTGATTGAACATATCAAAATTGGGAAAGATTCCGAAGAAGGACTTGTACAACTTTTCGCGGTTCTGGATGACGTTCTCGCGGGCGATGAACACGTAGTCCACGTTGGCGCGGAGGTCGGGACTCAGGTCCATGCAGTACTGCATCGTCAGCATGAAAAATATCTTCCAGTGGCGTCCGTTCATGAAACACTGGCGGATGCACGAGTCCTTGAGGAACTTTCGGTCGTACATGCAATCGTCCATGAGGATGAATGCACCAATGTCCCGCGAAGTCAGCTCCGTCTTTCCCGGAGGAGGCTTGAGGTTCACCATCTTTCTCTGCCTGTCAATCACCCTATCAATGATGTCTCTGTCGTATTCACCGTAGATGAACAGATCCGGAATGAACTGCTGATACCAGTGATTTCCCTCTTCGGTCGCAGACATAACTACGCCTGCTGGGAGATGCTTTTTGTGATATAGGATATCCGTGACCAACGTGGATTTTCCGGTCCCTCGCTTTCCAATGAACACACAGACCTTGTCGTCACCCATTGAAGCGGGATTGAATTTTTTGAGCTGAACATTCATATCTACTAGTCTACACGCATTTTTTGAAATCTTTTTTTAACACATCATATTAGAATGCGGCTTGCCGTCACAGGATATCAGGATACCTTTTTGACGGGAGATCCACAAACAAGTTACTATCAAAAGGTTTTCATAGCTAGGGCTGGGTATACCTCTGAAAATCTACGTCTGGCATTTGACTCGGATATCAAATTCGGAAATCAAAATGACTGCACGATTGATAATGACACGTGCGATATCATCACCGGGTTCTTCTTGAATTTCACTTACACCAATACACAAAGGGTTCCGCAGGATGCCGGTCACGCCTTCGTGGAGCGTGCGGATCTGCTGGTGGGTGGTCAGACGATAGTGAGCTTGACGGGAGAATACATGGCATTAATCTCCGACCTCACAGACTCACAGCGCACGCGAAACAATACCGACGTGCTTCTGGCTCGAAATGTCAGTCCCACGAGTTACGGGGCGAGCCCGGCGGTAAATAATTTCTCGGTGGAGATTCCCTTCTTCGGCAAGGGTTACGGAAATTCATTTCCACTCCTGGCTCTCAACAGACATAGCATCAAAATTAGGGTGTTTTTTAGAACGCAGGAAGAACTTGGTAACGTCGCACTCCCCAACGTGGAGATGAATATCCAGGCTGCCTACTTATCCGACGAACATCGCAAATTCTTTCTGGGGAGACAGATAAATTACGCTATAAGACAAACTCAACTTGCGCGAGTGACGCTCAATGACAGAAATCAGATTCGGTTCATTACAGAGTTTGAAAATCCTACCAAGGAATTCTTATTGGTCGTGCAGAACGACTCTGGAACACAAGGTCTGTTTGATTACAGCTCTGGCGTAAGCACAAATTACTCGAGTTATTCTAATGATCAAGTGACCCGCTGGAAACTATTCCTGAACGGACAAGTCTATTTTGACATCGACCAAATGACAATGAGAGCCATAGAACCCTATCAATACTATGTCCAGACTCCAAGTTACAAGGTGAACGTTTTCAACGTTGGCAGTGACACGGGTCCATTTCCCTCTGGAACAGTCAATATGAGCCGCATTTCAAGTCAGATTTTTGAACTAACTCTGGTAAATAATAGCATATCGCGTAAAGCAAGACTCTACGCGGTAAACTTTAACATATTCAGGTGCCAAGGTGGTCTAGGCGGAACCCTATTCGTCTAATTGAGCTTAATCTCGCGACGCTTCTTGTCGGACGTCCGCATCTTGAAAAAGAGACGAAGCACTCCATCAATGTAAGTTGCCTTGTAACCCTCATCCGATACGTCCACGTAACTGGGAAGATCGAATGAGGAACTTCGGTTCTCTCCGTAAGCCACCGTCACCTCGTGGTCATCCGAAGAAAGTGTGATATGAATGTTATCCTTGCCCACCCCGGCAAGATGCATCTCAATCTCAAAGCCGTCATCGAGGGACTTGGTGGTCTTGTAAATAAATCTGTCCGCCAACTTACCGTGAAAATGTTTCTCGATGTTGGGGATCTCGTTCAGGACCTTGGACGTCGTGTCCAGAAGATCATAAAGATCGCCGTGCCGAAGGAAAGGTAAAAAAGCCATTGTACTTTACCTTGGCATCTTTTCTTTAATTATTTTCCATTCGGTCCAATCGGGTGATCTGGTGTCAGCCACGCAGACCTCTGCGATCAGACGGATCGGCGTGGGATAGACCGACAATATCCGTTCGTAAGGACTAAACGAATACATGTGAGACATGTGAGGTATGTGCTGAACCGGGTGATCCTCTATGGTGCACGTCCACCCAAGTGCATGAAGTGGGTCAAACTTGTACTGCTTTCCAATAATACCGTAGGGCTTGAAATCCACCACATCATAGAGACGACCGAGATTAACGGGATCAGGAATCTCTTCGTGATTTGTCGAGATCGTGATATGGGGAATGTGCCTAAACTTATACACCCTAGTCAAAAGTCTGTGGTTCAGTGGCACAAGCCATACAGAATATCCGTACATTACTATATATGGAGGATCTTTCTTTTAGCCAGAAGCTAGGTGTGGCACTCGCGGTTGCACCCACCGTCCTGATGTTTGGACCCATTCCCATCATTCTGGCTTCAGGGCGATTCTTCTTCAAAATTATTGATAAAACAATTGTGAAAAAGTAAGTTCTCTCTGTATCGGTTTCGAACCGATGACCTCAAGATTAACAGTCTTGCGCTACTACCACTGAGCTAACAGAGAGGTATTTAATATTCAATCTATTTCTTTAATTAATTAACAAGATACCGACGACCCAGATAGAACCCAACAGCCACGATCAGACCACTGGCAGCCAATCCGGCCATGCTGCGAGACCCATCCTTGGACATGAAGTTGGGGATGTAGACCGCCAGCTTCGCCTGGACGTCGGGGTAGAAAACCAGAGCAACCAGGATCGCCACGATCAGAGCCTCATACTGCTCCTTGGTGAGACCGAGGGGATACTTTTTGTCTTCGTAGACCGGAGACGGAGGTGCCGCGGCGGCAACCTGCACCTGAGGCGCCTGCTGTGCCTTCGGCTGAGCCATCAACATCTCATGGGGAGCCACGGATGACTGAGGAGGGATGATCATGTGCATGTCGGCACTTCCGGGACCTTGGGGACCATTCATGTTATCATCATAATCAAGTTCCGAAATCGGGGTGGAGAATGCCATACTACTCATCTGCATCGGTTTTTCTTGTTGTTGTGCGTCATTATTTTTTCGCTCAAAAGCAGACCTTTGTGCCTCGTATCCAGTATCTCTTTCGGTCGAACTTCCTGGCTTGGGGACTTCTGGAACTTGTGGATTGTAGGTGATGGCCGTCCCACCACCTCCACCTGAACTCAAATCATACATTTCCATTTCTAATACCACTTAACAATCATTTGAGAGCACGCTGACGCATCTTCTCAAGGGCACGCGTCTCGAACCGCTTCACCTGCCACTTTGATAAATTGAACATCGCGCAGACCTCAGCCAAACTCATCTGATCCAAATACAAATGCGTGATGATTTCCCTCTCCCCGTGATTCAGACAATCCATGAGGTAGTCAATGTCTTCTTCTTCTGCGTCCAAGTGACAAACCTCGGCAACCGGAAGGTAATCCATTGCGTTCAACGTCTTCTTCACGTACCTGGACATGTAAGATCTTATCCACGGGTAGGCGTAGGTCGACAGCTTGGTCCCCTTTGCCGGATCATACTTTACGATCGCCCTGTGCAGACCGAGCGTCCCCTCTTGAACGAGATCCTTTCTAGAAATACCAGTCCTTTGGTATCTGTAGGAAAGCTTGTGAACCAACCCGAGGTTCTGGTGAACAATGTCGGTCGTGGTCTTCATCTAATTAGTCACCGCCCCTTAGCCTTAACACGAGATGAATCGTGGATTCCTTCTGAATGTTGTAGTCCGATAACGTCCGTCCGTCCTCAAGCTGCTTTCCTGCGAAAATCAACCGCTGCTGATCGGGCGGGATCCCCTCTTTGTCTTGAATCTTTGCCTTCACGTTGTCAATAGTATCCGAGGAATCAACCTCTAACGTAATAGTTTTGCCTGTAAGGGTTTTGCAAAAAATTTGCATCCTTAATATTAATCTCCAGAATTATAAATGATTGGCATCGTCGCTTTAACGACCTTCTTCGTATTCTTCCTTGAAGGGCTTGTGCATTACAACATTGGTAAGAATAAGTTGACCAAGTTGCAGTTTCCACAAGGCAAGGAGATAATCCAGTGGATCGGGACCCTGTTGTTCTTCAGTCTCCTGAATGGAGTCCTGGCGTCCAGTTTGAACTCCGCATGATCTTCCACAGAATGATGATCAAAATGGTTATCGTAATCATGTGGATTATCGCAGTGCAAGTTAAATAGTATGTCATATGTAATCGTAGTGGTTTCCACAGACGCGAGTGTATGTCTGGGTGACTGAAAAACATTTCTAGTGCTTGAGTAGTTAAATCCTGTTCCTCGTCCGAACCCATGGACAAGTTTCTTAAGACCAAACGAGATAATATCTTTGAAACATGTGACCCGGGAAAGATTTTTCTAGTCAAGAGCTGGACAACTGCACAAATATGCAAGACCATAGGCGCGTCAGCAGTCTATGTGGGCACCGACACCCTTAGATCCCAGAACGTCACCGAGAACTTCTTTGAATTCATCGGTTTCAGTAGGGCAGACATCGTCACCGATGATTCGTCCATGATCAAAAATGAACTTCCCGGCTGGAGATGGATTCAACAAAACAGAACAAAAATCAAATCACGAATCTTCATCCCGTGCGAAAACACCATCGACACCATAAACATTCAAGATAAGACTTTGGATCCAGAAGGCGGCAAGGAAATCGTGGAAACTATTCATCACAGAGATATTTTCAAGACGACCAAGGAGATCATGGAAGATGTTCTAACCAACAAAGGAAAGTTCCGGATGAATGACTATCTGGGAATGCACATGGACGAACCCGGAAATCGTATGGGCATCGTACAGGAAAATTACATTCATGCCAAGGGAATTACCATGAGTGAAATTTCATATATCGCGGAACACCTTGCCGAAGGCGACTACTGGGACACCATGATGTATTCACCTAATTACACCGAACAAATACACGAACAGTTTGTAATATCCGCCGTAATTAACCCATGCGCAATCATCAAAAACCGCATCCCACATGAAAAGATGTCACCGGCACGCGTGTGGACCAAGGACTTTAACATGCGACTAAAGAAATCACTAGAGAAACACTGGCTCGTATCAGATCCAGATACCATGCAGGTTTTACGCCTAAAACCAGAACTTATACCAGAATATTGCACTAATTCAAGTGGTATCCACTACATCAACCAGACATCCATGGGATCCAGGGTCAAAAATGATGTCCTCAAGGAGTTGAAACTTAAGTTAAAGGAGAGAGAACAAGACTTTTTATAACAAGCAACATGAGGCGCCCGTATGCCAGAGATGACGAGTCCGATGACGGAAGCGATATCGGGGTTGACGGCGAGAACTACAACATCGACATTATAGGAAATGATATCCACTTCACTGGTGAAATATCCGATGAATCCATACACGACCTTATTGTTCAGGTGAAGACATTGGAAAGGAAACTTCTTTCAGTCAGGGAATACAAACCAAAAATTACACTTTACATTAGGAGCGACGGAGGAGACTTCTTTGCCGGACTGAGCTGCATGGATCACCTCAGGAGACTCAAAGTCAAGTTGGTGACCGTCGCCGATGGGTTTTGTGCCAGCGCAGCCACCTTTGTTCTGATGGGTTCCAAGAATCGCAGGATTATGCCTCATGCCCACCTGCTGATCCACCAACTTTCCACAGGCGCCATGGGCAAGTATGAAGAACTCAAGGACGAAATCAAAAATTGTGATAAACTCATGGAGACCCTCCGCAAAATCTATACCCAGTATACACAAATCCCAGAAGACA